CGCTCGCGACTATTTAAACTATAGTTAGTTATGATGGTGGAAATCCAGCAATGGGTGGCACAGGGTTGATGTTATAAAAACATGATCCTTGAAACCGTAAAAAATTGAAATCTTCAGCAATAGACATCTGAAATAATTGATTAGGCGCAGCTCCAACAACATCTGTATAGATTACAGCACCTGATGAATCATTAGTTCTATCATAAAATTGAGATTGACCAAGTAAGCCAGGAGCTTCAAACAAATGAATGCTATAATAAGGCACTTCATATTCTACACCACCGTGCATCGGATTTTGGACAATAGATCCAGCAACTGAAGGTATGACAAAATCACTTGAAAGAGTATTGGTAGAAGTTGTAGGTATATTTAATCTAGTTCTTCTATATTTAATATAAATATTGCCTATAAAACCATCACTTCGAGAAGACATCCTATATCTAATACCACCACGCATACCAAGAAAACAATGTCTCATAATGTTAAAAGTGTTAACCTCACCATTATTGTCAGTTATAGTAACAGATCTAGGTATAAGAAAGTTATTATGTGGAGGATATAGTGGTTGTTCAATAGTATTAGTGGAAGCATGTGCAATTAAAAAAGCAGCTTGATCTCTTTTGAGTAAAACTCGAAGAGATTCAATTTTCTCACCAAAATGAGCATGATAGATATTTTTGTTGTTTGGAAGCATACGATTAATTATTGATGTAACACCAGATACTTTAACGACATGTTCATCTTGCATTTGTACTCTGTTAATTGGTTCGCCTTGTTCATATGCACTCTCAGCATTGATATTAGAATTTAATTCCATATTAACATGGTCCCAAGGTTCACAGAATTCCATATCATCACTGTAGACATAAGTATTAATATACATTGGAGCTAATGCGTCAATTTCCGTAATTGACGTAGCTGGACGTACGGTAAGTACTCCAGTACTTTGACCACGACGATTTGACTCAATTATCTCTAATGTACTATCACCAGCAATGTTAAAATATGGTCTAACACCACCTTGTGTAGTATTGGACGAATGTACTTTTGCAAAATTTCTGTGATTATTATATCCAACATGTATAGTAATACTTCGTTCTTTTTCAAGATCTAATGTAGTTATATACTGTTGATTTAAAATAGTTGGCCTATCTTTCCTATCGATAAAACTCTCTGTTGCATTTGGTTCATAAATGAACATTAACTTACCTCTGGTGAAATTTGAAGCTACAACATCAAATCTAAAACTAAGAGTACCACGCCAGTATGTATAGTTTAATGAAACTTGTGCTAATGCAGAATTCATCATCATCTGACGAGTGACTGTTGATGAAGTTTCTACAAAATGAGTGCCAAGCATAGGGGTAATTGGAATAGTTAGTAATGTAGTTTGATAAGGTATTGAAACACCATTAAAAGTTAATACATCTATTAATGAGGGTATAGATGTTATATACTTATGTGCCAAAGGATCGTGTGATCCGGAACCAAGAATATCATTCATAAGAGCGAGTTCTTGCTTAGGATCACAAGTTAATTTATAGGCAGTGTCTCTACCAACTATAGTAGCCCCATTACTAAAAGTAACTTGCTTAGCAAAAGATGGTGGAGAAACATTGATTGGTTTAGAGAAACCAAACATTAATGCAATTTGTGATATTGCAGTTGCTGCTATTTGAGTAGCCTTAGCGAATGTTGAGATAACAGGAACATCGGTTAGTTTCTCAGCAACATTGGATATAGCAGTAGCAGTTGAACTAATAGGATTAGTTAAAAATTCTGACTCTGCAGTGACAGTAATTCGAGTATTGGTTGGTGTTGATAATTCAACATCTTCCATCCACCCATATACTGTTAAAGAAAGAGCTGAGGTATCTGTAGAGGATGCTGAATGAAATTGGCCTAAAGAAGATATAAATAGATCACCCATAATACCAAAATCTTCATAAAAATCAGTGTTATCCATTACAGCTGCATCAGTTGGATTGAATAATCGTAGGGAATTTTGAGGTGATGTAAAAGGTATATCAAGTTGCACATCATCGTCTTGACCAGCATTTATAAAACATAAATTTGGACTTTGGCTAAGATAATTTTGTCTGAATTGTCGTTTTTGATTAGTAATTGGTGATAAATTCTTCAAAACCTGATAGTTACGATTGGTAAGAGGCATGGGTTGATAACTGGCTAATAATGATCCATAATGAAATTTTGATGAAGATATACTAAATCGCAACTTCATATTTCCTCGAAAATATGCATAATGCGCTAATTTATTACGTACTGAAGGTAAGAAAGACCAAATAGCATATGGATTTAATACATAATCTACATTAGTATCCAAACTAATATTTCTAACATCTAGTAGGACAGGTCGTTTAAAGAAATCGTCTAAATAAAGCTTATCATCCAAAGCTGAAGATATTAAATTTTTTGTAGAATTTCCTAAAACTAATGCACTATTAGTATCAGAATGATTTTCCAAATCCAGAGACTCAGCTTGAACATAAGTAACTTTGAAAGCTTTTTTATTTTCATTTAATGAATCAATGGTGGATTGTTTTAGTTGTCGTGAAAGAAAATGCATATCTTCATAATAAAGTGTAGAAGTCAAGGGTCCTGTACGAAGGTCTTTCCTATTAACTAAATCTTCAAGTTTCATCTTAAAATGAGGGCTAAGTTTTGTATCATTAAAAATATCTGTGGAATCGGATTCAGCAACTACGTAAGTTCTCTCGAGGATTGAAATTATGCTAGATAAATTATCAGTAGTTGTCTGAAGAATATCAGTTGTTCTTGATAATTTATCGATAGCGCTTTCAAAATCAGCATGAGCTGCTTTACGTAGTTTTTGATGAAAAGAGGTTGCTGAATGGTTACAGCAGTGTGAAGCCATACGGTGTTCACACTTTGGGTAAATTGTAGTTTTCGCAATTCAAATTACATTCTTGTAATCACTGAATTAGGTGATTACGAACGCAAACCAACACATTTGTCTTTTGAAGTGGGTACGCCACGACAAGGCACTAATTGTGTCATAATAAGCTTAAATAAGCCTCCTTTTATAACGATGTTTCCTGTAAATATTCATCTTACGGTTTGATAAAGTGATTAAATATCCAGTATATTTGGCACCGAGTATTATCTTTTATTAGTAAAAGATAATAAAACTAATTTTGACTATATTTATCCAATAAAGTATCCCAAGTTTTAAACAAGGGCTCTAAATCAGATATGCTGAACCTAGTCAAGTCAGCTAATTTCTCTATGATTTTGCGTCTGTAAGTATCATAGGTACTTTGTTCTTCACAATGAAAGAAAAGTTCATTGAGAGCACTAATACATGTTTGAACTATTTGTTCTTCAGGAGTAATTTCTTTTGATGGTAAGTAATAACATAAACTTTTCATAATAGAATCTTTATCTAAAGGAGCAACAATTCGTTTCATCAGAGAATGATATTTAAATGTTCTTTTGAGAAAGGAAATATTATCAATTTGAACAAATTTTTCAGTCTGTTCCTTTTTATCTGACGTCGTAAAAGTCATGTAATAGATTTCTCGTACGAATTTTTCATAGGTGATATTATTAAAATAAGGTGCTAATTCATCTTTTACACCACATAACATATCATCACCATATGTTATTGGTAGTAGGAGATCATCGAAATCACGAACATTGAATTTTGTTGTTAGATTTAAAGCATTATTATAACCAAGAGGAGTGCACATTACTGTAAACGCATATCGTAAAAGAATAACACCTCGTAAAGAATTATCTTCAGCAGTAGCGTATTTACCTGATGGTTGAAAACCTGGAGGGGTAAAAACAGTTCCATTCAATACGACAGTTGGAAATAAATTTTCAGTCAAAATGCCTTTAACAATTTGCAAAGCATGAGAATTGTAACCTAGTTTTTTAAGAATTGTATAAACAATAGAGTTGGACATAAATCCAATTCCTATTGGCATACTAGTATCGTATCCACCATAATCACCTTCCATAATATTAGATGAAAAGTTTTTTAAAGTATTGTACATTTTATCTACTTCATCAGAATGCATGTTTATTCCAATTTTAGTATTAAATACGTCTCTGTGCTCACACATCATACTATAAAATGGTAATAGATACATTCTATTAACTAAAGTCATATCATATGAAGACATAGCAAACATACGTGTGTTTCCTTTGATAACTTTATCCCAACTTCGAGGCTCATCTTTTAATTGGGCTCCAACAATGGAGTGAGACGTTTTATCTTGTAAATATGAATCAATTATCTCTTGAACTTGAATTAAAACTTCAGGTTTAGGAGTAACTGCATCTTGCTTGAAATCCTTAGGGGTAAAGTCAATATATTTACTTTTCTTACCAGTAAACATAAATCCACCAGATGTACTATTTTTCATAGATCTATAATAAAAATTTTCCGGATATCCATTTTGAGCAACATCTAATGGTACTGGATTTAGAGAAGTAACACCTTCATTCTTTAATTTATATAATAGATTACAAGTAGTACTTATGATAACATTTTCCATAATAGAATTATCTAAAGCAGAAGTAATAACCCCTACTTTCTTAACGAAATTATTTTCTGGAGAATAAAATGTACCATCTCTTCTAAATGATCTCATTTTAGGTGCTAAATACTTTGGATGACCATCAATTGATGGAGATATGTTAATAAGTTCTTATACATGATTGAATAAAGTACTCTTAGTTAAAGTACTTTTAGGTGAAATAGGGCTACAATTGCTAATATTACCATAAACTAAAAGAGATGGTATATCTTCGTAAACTAGAGGACTTCTTGGAGAGACATTGATAATAGTACCTTCGTCCTTCAAACGAAAACTGCCTTCTGAAGTTATATCAATTAAAATATTGGTTGATTGATAATCTTTAAGAGCTGCATCGAATTGTTTTTTATTAATTTTACACGCATAACCATATTCATTGGTACCTGCGCAATGTACACCAACTAAGAAAGTTTTGTATCCATATGTGGCAAGTAGCGGACTGCCGCAATCACCTGCTGCATGTTCAGGAAATACATACTTATATGGATATAAAACTACCATATTTTCAGCATTTATAGGAACGATCTCTTCTCGTACCTGTCTTACAGAAATTTTATTGTTCATAAACATTCCATTAAGACCAACAAAAGTATCAGGAATATCAGCTATAGCAAAAGTAATGTCTTTAAAGAAAGTACCAATAATTCTAACTAAAAATATATCTTCACCAACTTTTTTAAAATCTTGTTGCTTCAAATTAGCTTTAACAATTCCTGATGCGGAATCGCGTGAAGTAGATAAATGAACACTATATATTTCACTCTTAATACAATGGATATTAACTAGAGCATAATCATTACATACTCCGAGTATTTTAGT